ATGTAAAAGTTTTTACTCCGCCCGATACTCCACTTGCAGTAAATGATGTTTCATCTGTTATACCATCTCCTGTAAATTTCATTCGTGGGTCAGTAAAGTTTTTAGCTGTTGCTGTTAAAGTAATATCTGTTGAAGTACTTGGAGTTGGACTTGCTCCTGCTGCATTATAAATAATTGAACTGTCTGATGCAGTTAACTGTACAACTTTTGCATCACTACCAATACTACCATCACTACCGTCACTTCCTGCTTTTGCTTTTGTGAGTGTAATTATTCTAGTATCAATTGTTGCGTTACCATCTCCTCTGTCTGTAACTGTGACTGTAATTGTTCCTGTGTCAGCTGTTAAAGCACTTACTGTTATATTACCACTACCATCTACAGATGCAGTACAATTTGATGTTGAGAGAGATAATCCGAAAGTATTTAATGTAGTACCACTTGCTGCAAAACTATAGCTTACAGTTCCTTTCTTAACTGTGTAAGCATTAGTATAAGTTGAAAAATCTGATATTGCCCCTGAACTATTTGCAGGGAAGGTATGGTTTTCATTTGTTCCTGATATTCTATATGCGTCCTCTCCTCTGTTTCCACTTGCATAGTTTATAAGTGAGAATGTTCCACTTGTATTTGCAACTTCTCCAATAATAGTATCTTTTACAAAGTTTGGTTGTATACTTTGTGCAAAAACATTCTTATTACTTAAGTCTGCTTGTGGTGGGTGAGATAACTCAAGTAATGTATTACTATGTATGTGATTAATAGTTGAGATATGTCTTGTACTTCCTGAGTCAATTATAAATAAGTCTCCTGATTCATACTCTGTCAAGAACGCAGTATTTGTTCCTGTGATAACTGTATTTCCAGTTTCAGTGCTTACTGTTCCTGTTTTTTGTGTAAATGCGTCTACTCCGATTTGTTTTGCATATCTAAAAGTTGAAGAACCAGTTGTATCTACTATATACTCTATTGCTTTCCATGGGTCAGTAGTGTCACTAAAATCATGTAGCATATACCCAGTTTTACCACTAGCTAAACTAGCAAAAGATTGTGAAGTTTGAGCAGTGCTACCACTTGTAACTGTGTAAGTTTGTAGTTCTGATTCTGCAGGTGTCATATTATAAGTGCTATCACTTAAAGATACTAGACCAGTAGAACTATTTATGCTCATTGGACTTGTTAAGAATCCGCCAAATCTTATTTTTGGCTCTAATTGTTTTGCTGGTTTTTCAGGATTAATAGTAACTACTCTTTGCACAGCAGGAGATTTTGCTCCATTAGTTGCTACTGTTTTTATTCTAAATATGTATTTACCACCTGATGGAACATTCTCAAAAGTATGAGTTGTTTTGTCTGCAGATACCACCATAGTATCAAAGGTCTGTGTACCTGCTGCAGTACTTTGACTATATAAATTATGAGATATTTCAAAATGTTTTATATGCTCATAAGGACTTTGTATACTAGTATTATTATCGTCTTGTCTTAAACTTAAAGGGTGAGACCAATAAACATCTAATCTTGAAGGAGCGAATCTTGCTTCATACGCGTTTGTTGTTTTTTCATCTCCAGAATTATCTGCTAATCCTTTTTGTAATCTAACAGCAACATTATTTGGTTTTGGTACACCATCGGTTGCTTTTGGAGGTCTCATTACATCTGGAACTGTTGGTACTGACCAACCTCTATCTATCATATCGTATTTTCCAGAAGTGTGTTTTACAGCTGCTATTGCAAAAGTTTTATCTTCATTTTCTTTTATCTCACTAATCATATAAGTTATTGGTGAGCCTGCTAATCTTTCTCCTGTTGCTGTAGTTTGGGATATTGCAAAAATAGTTTCTTGGTCTGGTGCTGCACTGAAAGCAGAACCAACAACTACATGAGTTGTATTATAAGAACTTATTGCTTTAGTTTCTATTCTTGCATCTTCGGACCATGCTATAAGTATTTTATTTCCACTATCATCTCTGGCATTAGAAATATCTGATTGGTTATCTAAATTATATAGACTTCCTGATGAATTTTTTGCTTGTAATATTAAATCTCCAGATTTAAAAACTGTGCTATCAATAATAGCTTCTGGTTGGGCTAAGTAAGCTCCTGATTTTGGAAAAATTAAGGTAAGTTCTGCATTAGCTGAACTACTAAGAGCAACACTTCTATCTACAGGAATTACTGTAGTTGTAGCGCCACTTGATACTCTACCACTTAACTGAACATTATCTCTAGTAGAGTCTTGAATTTCTATTAAATCTCCTGGTCTTAATATTTGTCCTCCAATACCAGAAGAAAAAGCAACTGCCTCATCGTCCATTTGCTCTGTAAGTAAATGAAATTTACCAACTCTATGTGCTTGTGATTGAGAAGTACAACCAAATGCAACTGTTGCTTTTGATCTTATTCTACCTTCGCTTGCTATAGCATCTGTGTCTTCTACTACTTCAACTGTTTGTTTAAAATTATTGTCAGGGTCATTCCAAGTAACACGAATTTGATTTGCTCTTACTCTTCTTGAAGGGTAGGTATAATTAAATAAACCTCCTACAACATTAGATTGACTAAAAGTAAATATTGGAGCTTTTTCTCTTTGCATAGAGAGTGCAACTTCCCCATCGTGCCATAACATCATTCCTCTAAAAGTAGTTAATAAATCTTTTAGTACTTTGATTGCTTCTGAGGTTTTTGATATGTAAACATTACATTCAAAGCGAGGTTCTGTTCCTCCTTTACCATCTGGAACTAGTTCATCACAATATTGTGCTACTTCATACAAAGAATAAATATCAATAAGGTCTGCTACTCCATCAGGGTATAAATAAGTACCTAATCCATATCTATGATTAGTTAATAAGTCATAAAATATCCAGGCAGGATTATTTGTATATACAGGAAGATGATTAACGCTATCTGCGTCTGAAAACTCTTTTTTATCTCCTCTAAATTTACCGTCCCAATCTTGATAAGTACTTTCTATAACTCCTGTGCTTATATTTCTTTTATATGAAGCTGATGTTGTTCTATTTCCATCATTATCGAGAGTATCTTTTGGGACATAATTAGTAGGAACTTTACATTTTATTCCTCTAATTTCATAACTTCTTTTTGGAACAGTATTAAAATCTTTTGAATCTACCATTACTGCCGCATATGCTGAGTATGGATAGTTTAATTTATCTTCTATTACTGCTTCTACAAAAGCTACTTTAGTTATATTATAATATAGTTTATTAGATATTTCATACATGTCTGGAGTATATCTAAATATTTTTAGAGTAAAACTATCAAACGGTTGGAATCTTTCAGTATCAAATGAAAATGTACTTACAAACTGTGTAGAACTTTTTCTTGCAACTATACCATTATGAATACTCGGGTCATAACTTGCTCCTGGTCTAGTTCCTTGTTTTTCTCTAGGAATAGTTGACATATCATCAACACCAACAACTGTTTCTGTAAATGTTTGACCATCTCTCACATATTGAAATGCCATTTTAAATTCAACCCAAGCATGGCCACTATCACCATCAGTTCTATCACTAGTATATAATCCATTGGGGTGATTAATTGTTACTTTTAATTGGTCAATTTGAGAAGGGTCTGATAATCCAAAACTTGATGAAGCTATATTTACACCTGCGTCTGTAGGAGCAGATAGGGCATCTCCATCATGGTCGTCTAAGTTTGCGAATATTCTTGTTTCACTTCCCATGCCTAAAGCAGATTGTGAACTAGCTGTTAGATTAGCATTTGGACTAACTCCTATAGCTCCTTGTCCTACTCCTTCGGGAGCAACTACAAATTTTTGTTTTCTATGACCAGTTCTAAATGCATAAGAAAAATTATCAACATTATAAACAGGTGCTCCAGAATTACTTACTATAGGCGCACTCATTGTAGCTGCTACATTACTTCTATTTACTCCTTGTCCTGAAGGAGAAATTGTACAAGTGGCTCCTGATATTCCTCCAACTTGGTCAACTAAATCTATGGTTGTAGCTGCATTATTTACTGTTGTAACTGGTGGTGGAGTAATCTCTACTGTTCCTGCGGAACTATCAAATGATGTAATAGTAGCAACATGAGTACCTCCATTATCTCCTGCATTTGCAATTCTAATTTTAGGTTGCATGTCTATTAGAGTAGTATTATTACCTTTAACATGTGTATTTGCAAAAGTTATACCACCAGAACTACTTGGAGTTACGGTGGTAGAGTTTGCTATAACATTAGCTGCTCCTGTTGCTGCAGCTCCATCTATTCTAATAAATCTTGTTCCATCACTTAATGATAGACCAGTAAACATATTAGAACTTTGATTATCTGTTATAACACCTGTACTTGCAACATATGAAACATTTGAACTACTTTTTGCTGAATAAGTCTGCTTTCTAGAATTATCTAATACAGGGACGTCATTTAAGAAAATAGTGTAAGCACCATCAACTAGTCCTTCTATTTCTCCCTCTGATAGTAAATCATAAACAACAGCTGATTGCTCAAAATATGATTCCTTACTATTTATAGGTAGAGAAGCTTTGTTACTGCCTTCACCTGCTCCTGTATTGTCATTATTTCTTTGAAAACTCATTTTACCTCAATTCTTCGTGTTCGTTGCCATTATGTGCATCATCATCAGTAAGATTACTGCCGATATCTCCTGCCCCTTCTTGGTCTGGATTATTAATATTTACCCAACCTGAATTTGTTAATTGCCTTCTAGTTGTAAAACCAAAGTTTATAGGCGCTCCTGAAACTTGTAATCTCCCATAACATAATGGTATAGGTACTCCTGATTTTACAACATTTACTGGGCCTCCAAACAATGCTGCTTCTTCTTTTTTAGCAGGACTATCATCTTGTATTAGACCCATTATACCATCAAACATAATATATCCACCAATTCCTGCTAGTAAAGTTCCCCACCCTACCAATGCAGGGTTCAATGTTACTGTTCCTATGATAATTAATATAGTACCTATTACTGTCATAATACCACCTAAATCTCTTTTAAATCCATCTGATACTGACCCCTGTGCAATTGGAACTATAAATACATCTTGCTTTCCAAAACTTAAATCTTCTTCTCCGACTTTCATAAAATCTTCGCCTCTTTTAAAAGCATATTCAACACCTTTCTTTTGTTCTTCTATAAAGAAGTCGTAAAACCCTTTTCTTTGACAAGCAATAGCACGCAGTAATTGTTTTGCGTGTTTTACTTGTAGATTAAATTCTTTTCCGAATTTATCTCCTGCTTTACCTAGTAAGTGTACTTTTGTCATTTTGGCTCCAATATATAATATTCTTTATCTGGATAGGATACTATAAGGTATGGTATACCTATCGAATTACAATTGTCTATATCATGCTGACTCGGGTTACAATTTGAGTCATAGTGACTATGGACAACATATTTTATTTTTGATTTTAATTGATAACTAACTAAAGTCATCGGGTCAATTTTAAAGTGTGATTTTTTATTCTCGGCAATATTTTTGACTTCGATAAATTTTTCAATTCCGTTTTCATCTAATACAAAACCGCACATTTCTTCGGGGGCTCTTTTTTCGGCTGCTTTAAATATAGAATTCATCATTAGTTAAATGCTTTTGCTCCTGGAAAACCACCGAAAGGTATTACAACAGTAGTGCTAAAGTCATCATGCCCTTGTGTACTCGCACTACTTGCAGTCTTAGGGTTGAATCCGAATCTTCTTCCACAACCTTCTAAAGTTTTACTGCATAAATCTCCTCTTTCCCATTTATCTCCGTGTGCTGGGGGTACATTTTTACTAGGTTTTTTAGCTTTCCACATTAATGTTTTTTGATAAGTAAAAGCTCCAACTGGTGAAGTATTATCTTGAAATACAACATAATCATTATATCTATCATCAGAATATGCAAAATAATCTGTTCCATGTGAGTAAGTAGTATATGTTCTTATTCGAGCATAGTTAGTGTTTGTATCACTAGGTGTACCTAAATTAGTCGCTGTATTTGCTGACTTTGCTTGCCAGAAATTATTTACTGTAACTCCCTCTGTGATAGTTCCATCAACATTAAATCTATCTGCAGTACTAGTTGTTCTTAAGTAATCTCCTTTTGCTATAGAAGTGCCTCCACTTAAACCTGAATATAATTGAGTACTAACAGTACTTGGTATTAAATATTCATCATCTTGATTTACATATACTGTATATTCTACATTTTGTTCAGATACAGTAGAATTATAAAATGCATTATATTTACTTTCTACATGCCAAGTACAACCACTTCTTGCTCTTTTCCACTCAGGATTCTCTGTATGCTCACTTGCTCCTTGATAAATCCAAGGACAACGATTTGGAACAGTTGTTCTTGCAGGTAACTTAGTTCCTTCTAAGTCAAATGGTGCTTTTAATGAAAATTCTAAACCAACTTTTGTCCTTGCTTTTAGAGCGTCAATATAGTAAACATCTCTTGGATATTCTATTGGAGGAGAATTACTATCTCCTTCGCTTTTCAAGTATTTTCTGAGTGTAGTTCTTCTAATAACTCTCATACCTGATAGTTCTTCATAGTTAACACTTCCTACTGCTAATTTAAATACACTTAGTACATTTGCTATTGTAATAGTTGGATTAGGATATTTTGTTGCTGCAGTTCTATCAAACCCTGTTACTTGTACTGGGATTACTGCATAAGTATTAGTTTGAGAATTATCTTTATAATCCAGCATAGTAACCTCACCAAGATTTGCGTCTAATCCATCTGCAAAATAAGCAAAAGTATCTTTTGCATATTCGAATTCATAGAGATAAACAAGAGCTGAACCTGGGTCTTGTTTAACTAAATCCTTTACTAAAATCTTTTCTGTCATTATGCCTCATATACTCTTCTAAATTTAGCGTCTAAAGTGTAGTAATCATCATATTCCCATTTTTGTTCCCATTCTGAACATACTACTTTTATTGTTTCTGTGCTACTTCCTGCATTTGAATCTGCAAGGTCAAATCTAAATTTAGTTACACCTGCTAAAGATTCAAAGAAAGCAACAAGGTCATCAATTTCTGCTTTTGGTCGAGTTTGAAAAGACACACTTATTTCTTGAGCTAAAGAGTTTATACCATCTTGTAATCTTTGTTCATAACCATCTCCAAATTGTGCAAGATGCACTCTAGGAGTATTACTTCTACTCATTTCTTTATCGGGTTGTACAGCACTAGAAAATCCAGTGATGTTTGACCCATCATTTTGCATTATTCCGTAAGCCATTATATACTACTTAAAAGTCCTCCTGCTCTTTGTTCTTTAACAATTGTGTCTTGTGCTATTGCTGCTATTGTTTTTCCTAATTCTCTTGCTCCATCTCCTGACAATAGAGTTTCTGATTGACCATTCTGGTCTACATTTACAGTAACATTTACATTATTTGAACCACTTGACCCCATTAATTTAACTGGGATACTTCTATCATTTCCTAAAGGAACGATTGCCTCTCTACCATGCATTCTTACATTATAACCTGCCTCTGGTCCATCTGTTACACCTCCATGAGTATAACCACCATACATGAAGCTTTCTCTTCCATATCTTCCTTGTTTTATGGCATAAATACTCTCGCCCACTTTTGTTGCCATCTCTATAATTGCAAGTGCCATTTGTATTTTTGCCACTTCCATCATTAAATCAGCTGCTTCTTCTTGTTTACCTGCAAGTGCTAAACCTTGTCCTATTAAAGTACCAAACTGAGTTACAACAGTAGAAAAATGTAAAGCTCCCTGAGCAAAAGAAGCAACACCTGTTGCATCATCACCCCCAAGTGCTTTCATCAAACTAGGAAATAGACTTTTTGTCATTTCTTGGAAAGTCAGTGCGCCACCACCACCAAGTGGTCCACCTGTTGGACTTCCTGTTTCCTCTCCTGTAGAATCACCACCAACTGTAAAGCCGCTTCCATCACCAGATGTAAAACCAGCTCCGCCAGTTCCAGGGTCTTTTGGCGCTGTTAAATCTTTAAATCCTGTGTCTTCTATTCTTTTATCTAAAACTGTCATTTCTTTCTCTAAATTTTTCGATGTAGTAATTAGGCCGTCTAATCTTTCTTCGTACTCTTTTTGAGTTTTTAAACCACCTCTTATTTCTTCCTCAAATAGTTCCAATGTTGATAAATTTTTCTCTATTGATGAAAAGAACGTATGAACTTCTTGAAGACGAGGGTCATTTGACTGTGCTATTCGATTTCTCAGTCTAGAGTCCATTCCTTGATATTCTTCTAATCCTTGTCTAACTAAAGAAAGGTCTCCAGTTTGCAATCCTCTGAAGGCATTATTTCTTGCATCTTGAATTTGGTCAACAACTGTATTTCTTTTATCACCCATTCCTTGATATCCATAGTCTCTAACACCATCTTTGAACTCGTCGAAAATTGCCATCTTTAAAGTATTGAATCCAATCTGGCTCGTACTAGCAAGATTTGTGTTTCCTAATCCAGCATAGTCAAGCATACCAATACCCATACCTTGCTTTATAAGGTCTCTTGTAATAGCGTCTCTTTTTTCTTTCATGCCTGACATATCACCAGCACCTATAAGGTCTTCTACGTCTTGTATTTCTTTATCAACTGAGGCTTTAGTTAGGCCTAGACGGTCTTTTTCGGCCTGCAAGATGTCTCTTTGGGCAGTTTTTATTTTATAAGCATGATAATTTGCCGCTCCTACCATTCTATTGTATATATTTAGAGAAGCGTCTTTTCCTCCGTGGTCCATAGCATTATAAAGATTAACACTCGCATCTTTTCCGCCTGTGTTTAAAGCTTTATAACCATTAGTAGCATTATCATCACCAGCTGCTCTTAATTTTGCTGCAGTATCTCTTCCTTTTTGTTCAAGCATATCTTCGACTTCTCTAGAATATTTTTGTATTTGAACATCAGGGTCAAGAGGTGTTCCTCTGTAAGCAATTCTCATTATTCTATTTGCAATAGCTTTACCTAAAGAGTCTGTAAGAACTTTAACCATTGTTTTACCAAACTCTTTCATACTAGGGCTTTCTCCCCTAAATACTTGACCTAAAGCTTTACCTAATTCATTTCCAAAAGAGGTTGCTGCGTCTCCAAAAGCTTTTATGAATTTATTTTGCTCTGCTATCATCATAGCCAGTCGTTCTTTTTCTAATTTTAGTTGTTGTTCTGCAAATTTTAGTTTCTGCGTAGCTAAATCTTTTTCAATACCTGCTTGCATATTATCAATAGCCATTTCTTTTGCAAAAATATCTTCTCTTTTTTGTAATATTTTATCAATTTGTCCTGCTAATTTTAAAGCGTTTTGAATATCTTCTTTTTGACCAAAAAGAGCAGTTCCTGCTCTAAGACCTGCTCTTTGTGCTTCAACAAATTCCATCTGTCTAGCAGTTGCAAGTTTAAATGCAGAAATAAATCCTTCTAATCTTAATAAAGTTATTTGATATTCTGCATTTGCTTTCTTTTGTTCATCTGTAGTTAGGTCTGTTGACTGGGCAAAAGCATATTGTTCTTTTTGTAGTTCATTTAAAGACATTACTATATCTTGGAAGGGTATTTTTTCTCCTTTCTGTATGAAAGCATTAAATTGTTTCTCGAAGTTTGCTTGGGCTCTAGTCATACTATCGACTGCCTGTCCTGCTCTTATTGCATCATCAGAAAATAGTTTTAATTCTTTTGCCATATTGAAAGCGGCTACAGGGTCTTCTTCTAATAGTGCTGCAAACTTTAAAAATCTTTCATCAAAGTTTCCAAGTTCAATAGCAACTTTTTGTAATCCTTTTATATTTTCTTTAACAGCATCGCTATCAGCTCCTAGTCTAAAGAAAGCTCTTTCTGTTGAATCTATCTGTTGAGCTATTTCAGCACTTTGGAAAGCGCCTCCAATTGCTCTTATTCTTTCTTCTGCTCCACCAAATAAACCTTGTCTATAAAATTCTGCAGTTTTTGCTACCTCGTCTGCTAGACTCTTCATAGATTCAGTATGTTGGTTTGCTTTTTCTATTGCTTTTTCTTGGGCTTCATCTACATTTCTAAACATATCAAAGATTTGTTTACCCATTTGGAAAAGCATAACTGCTATACCAATTAAACCTGCAAATCTTAATACTGCATTCATAGCTTTACCGAATTGTAAACCTACAAATTTCATTCTACCCATTACTGTACCATGTACAGCTTCCATCTCATATAGGTCAGCGATAAAGTTTTGTTTCATTCTTTCAAAACCTACATTTGCATCAGCAACCATTCTTTGTCTTTGGGCTCTTAATATTCTTACAGTTTTTTGATGTTCTCTACGAGTAAACTGTTCAAACTCAATCATTTTTGATTTTTTAGCATTTACTGCTCTACTATACGCTGCAATATCTGCTTCAGTTGCTCTTCCTGATTGTAGTCTTCCGATTCTTTCTTCAGACATCATTTTACTAACTTTTAAGTCACCTGCTCCAGTTACCTGTGCCGCAACAGCTGCAGACCTTGCATAATCTATCTTAGGTATCATATTTTGTAAAAGTCCACCTGTAATTGACGCAGCAAATACACCTATAGCTGCTGTTGCTGATTCAATATTTTCAGAAAGAAAAGTTCCAAAAAACTCCGCTAGAGGAGCTATACCGATTCTAATTCTATTTAACACTTCATCAAAAGAGACCATAAGTTTATTCAATTGGTTAACTGTATCGTCGCCTATTTTATCGTTAATAGCACCATATCTGCTTTCAGCCTGTCTAAGCACTTCGTTTGCAACTGCTTGGGATTTTTGGAAAGTTGTTAATTGATTTTTGTTAAGACCTAAAGATGCAGCATAACGAGTAGTTGCCTCTTCTAGTCTTAAGATGATACCAAGTTCGTCCAAAAGTTCTGGTTCCGCTTTAGTAACACCTCGAATAAGTCTGTTAAATGAATCGGTTGTATCTCTACCCAATGCAACAGAAACCGTTCTGGCGGCTTCTCCTAATTCTTTTAACATAGTGGGTGATAATCCTGCTGATAGACCTATAGCAGTAGCTTGTGAAGCTTCTTTGAATGTAATCTGAGCAGAAGTTGCTGCTTGAATATCTCTTGATAGAGTTCTCATGGCTCTACCAGTAGAAGCCGCAAATAACTCTTGACCTTTTTGTAATACTCTAAAATCAGCAGCTTCTCTAAAGAATCTGAATAAAGCATCTAAAGCAAATAATTGTGCAGCTAAGGTAGCGTAAGCAGGGACAAGACCTCCAGTAATACCTTGCGACATTTTACTGAAGTTTTTAGTAGTATTAGAAGACATATTTGATACGCCTTTCATTGCACGGTCTGTTGACCTTGCATTTTTGTCTAGCGTATTAAAACTTTGTCCGGTCTTTTTGGCGTCTTTATTAACTTTATCTAAGCCACTTGCCGTGACTTTGAAATCCATTGAGCCGCCTGAACCCTTACCTTTCTTTGCCATTTATTTCCTCGCTTTCGCTTTTCGCCTATCTGCGTCTTGTTTTCTTTTTACTTCTTCATTTATAGAGGTCATTCTTTCTCTATCAATCATTGTAATAAAGTATACTACTGTTTTTTTATCTTCAATTTCATAAATATCTAAAAGCGTTGACAGTCCTGAAAGATTTTTTCCCATATACATGCCATTCATACCTTCCCAAGTATCTTGTAATAAGCTGTATATAAAAAACGCCATCTGCACTTCGTATGGATACATATCCATGGCAGGTGGCATTTTTTCTGGGTCAGGCTCTTCACCTAACTGTTCGCATAGAGCAAGGTATTTGTCTAAGTCAATATTTCTATCTTGATATTGTCTTTTAATTAGACCAAGTATTCTCTCTACTTGGTCTTGGTAAAATTTTCCAAATCTCCTAACTGGTCAGAAACCCAAGTATCAAAATCGCCTGAATTTTTTAATAAAATTTCAGCGTTCTCTTGTGTGTACTCAAGTTCATCATTAGGGTCTACCTCGCTTGTATCTACCAATAGAAGCTCTTCTAAGTAACTATACTTTAAGCCTTTCCAGCCTTTAACTACTGCTTTCGCATATTCCACTAAGAATTTATCGTTATCCAACTGTTCTTCGTAAGCCCTTGTTCTTTTATTAAGAACTTGTTTAACACTTCTGTTTCTAAGTTTTAGCAATTCTTCTCTTGCTAAGTAAGTTAGTTTTACTTCAAAACCGTCCATTCCTGGAAATTCGATTCCTACAGTTTTCATTGGAGTTAATAAACTCTTTAGTGATACTGGTTGTTTTTTAACTTTATTTTCGTCCATTTTTTATCCTAAAAAGTGGGAGGGTTTTCACCCTCCCGGGTTAATTTATTTCATTAAGGAGCTTTATACTCTAACTTAATTTCATTAGTTGCGTTCGCAGCTGTTGCTGAAGATAAATCTGATGGTAAACTATGGAAACTAGTTTCTACAGATATTACATCATCTAAACTGTGAGTTGGCAACTCGAGGTGACATTTAGGCATTGTAGCAATGATTCTCTTATCAGTAGATGTTGTTCCACCAATACCGAATGTTAAACTAAATGCGTTAGTGATAACACCTCTTGATTCTTGTAAATTTTCAAATAGTGCTAAAGAACCGTTAGCTCTATCATCTAAGTAACAGGTAAAGTTACCTGTTATACTTCTTGTTCCCATTACATGTCCTAATGGTAGGTTGACTGAACCTAGTGTTTCTGGTGTTAAGTAAGTGAGACTGTTTTCTATTGTTATGTTTCCACCTGTTAGTGTAACATTATAAGTCACATCACTTGAACCAAGTAATCCTTTGTCAGTACCTGTTGTTTCTGAAGCATCATAGCTAATCGCTAAGTTAGTAAGTTTGTTTCTGATATAGTTATCAGTATCGCCTACACCCTCTTTAATTAAGCCTTTTGTTGTTTCTGCTGCTTGTGAATCAGAGTTTGAGTCGTTTGCTGCTGATGTTCCTGTATTAAGAACATGAGCCTCTTCAATTGATTGTCCTTGACCACTCCATGCTATTTGTGCAATACCATCAATGTCAAAGTCAATTGAAGCAGAACCGACTGAGCAACTTGCTAATTTATATATAGTAACTCCGTCTACTCCTGTTTCAAACATACCGTCTGTTGCATCTTTTGATGCTCCTAGTACGAAGAACAAATCAAAGACTCCTAATGCAGTCTTATTTGACCCTGAAAAATCAAATACATTTGGCTCATAAGTAGCTGCTGCACTTGCAAATACTTTACCGTTACTGCTACCTGAAATAGCACTATCGTAATTGGTAGCTGACATAGCTGCCCATAAAGGCCCTTCAACTGCGAATTCCTGTGCGTTACCCGCATGTTGTACTGGTGAGCCTGCTCCTGCATTGCCTGAGCCTGATTTTGTTGGTCTCATATAAGTGTTGAAACTCCACTCTGCTGGTGCAAAAGAGTCAGTAAACATTGCTCTACCTCTTTTACTGTATCCATCAGATGCAGCGGCTTCACTTAAAGTTACCTCAGATGTGTTTGTTGCTTGAGAAAATGAAAATCCATCTAATACAGGAATCTCGTATAGAGCTGTATCAGTGGCGTCATATGCCCACTTCATAAACACTTTGGTATCTCTACTAAAGAAAAATGCCATTTTATTCTCCTAATTAATATCGAATCTCTATGGTGATTTCTCCTACACCAAGAGGTTCCAATACGCCTTCGTCTGTTGTTACAGCCCCGATTGTAGTCTGCGCTGTAAACTGAGACGCTCCTGTTGAATCAGTATACTCTAAAGGATCATTTTCCTCTAGTACACTTTCAACATCTTCTAACAATTCTTCGAGTGCTAGTATGACATCGTCATCATCACTAACATAACATCGAATCGTTAATCTTAAAAATCTAAACCGAAAACCGCCGCCATCATACTCACGAGTTTCAGTTCCCGCTCCTACATGTATTGTAGGAAATTCTGTAACTTCGTCCCAAAATTTTAATCGTCTTTCAACTCTTGCAACTGAAGTTCTAAATGGTGCACTACCATTTATTTGTTCGAGTTTTTCACAGAGTCCTTCTACAATGGCTCGGCGACGCGTCGAATATTTTCTTGCTGTTGTCGATTCCATTAAACTCTCCTCGTTTTAATAAATCTATCGCCCATTATACTTTGAGCGATACCCCTTACTGATTCTCCTATTATTTTTCTAGGGTCTCTATATACACTTCCTTGTTTATTTCCTGGCTCAAAAGTTTCGTAAGGGTCTCTCATATAAGTATAGTTTACCTGAGTTCCTCCTCTTGGCCCTACCATTACGTCTTCTACTTCTACGCTTTGTGCAAATCTTCCTGTTCTATATTGTAAAGCAGGTGGACTCATTTTACTTGCAACCACTTTTGGTAGTAATTTATTTAACAATGCTTCTAACTCTAGAGGATTGTTTTCTACACCCATTACTCTAGGGCCTTGCTTTTTACCTTTCTTTAAAGGTATTCCTCTTGCGCCTCTCTTTACAACTCTTTTTGTTGTTTTTCTTTTACCTGGCCCTTTTCTTTTTTTACTTTCTTTGTGTTCGTATTGTGCGTCTCTAAAAAGTTGTTTGTTTACCTTGAATCTCATATCAGGCATACCGCTTTTAGTTTTCATACTTTTTGCTATAGTTGCAAATACCCCTCGTCTTGTCATTTCTGTCATTGACATTGATAACTCTCTATCAGGGTCGCCAAATGCGGAAGCCATTAACTCTGCCTGTAAATCATACAGAAACTCATCAAAAGATGCGTTATTTGGCTTGTTAGGGTCAGGAGCATCTGCCATTGACATTAAGTCAGAGTGTGACCTATCTCCAACAAATATTTGTATACTAATTTCTTTTAGTGCTACTTCATCAGGGTCAAATATATCAATGTTACTATATCCACTAATCTTATAAGCAGAATTAAATCTCTCATTAATTATATCTCTAGCTTCATCTCTATAGTCTAGATACTCTGGAGTCATCTCACTTACATTTGGAAATACTGATTTTTCAGTTTTCATTCTATCTAGAAAATCCATCAATCTTACAGTAGTATCACTTCTTCTAGGATCGTCGGGGTTTGGAGGCCCTACCATTCCTGGATTTGTTGGGTCATTCATACTTCCTCCATGGTGACGGTCTCTTTTAAATTCAAAACCTGTGCTTCTACCAGTTCCTGGGTCATTTGATGCTTTATCTAAGTTCTCTCTAGAGTCGCTTCTGGTTATAAATGTTTTTGACTCTTTGTATGCTTTTAATAAAGCTCTTGCTAAAAGTTTACTAGCAAATTTTTGGTCAGCATCTACATTAGTTTTACTTGCTAAATGCATAGGATAGTTTATAAAATATATCACTTTAAGACTTCGTCCTACTACCTCCATTGCATAGTAATTCCCTATAGGCTCACCATCTTTAAATAACTTTGTGTCTGTTAATTGATAGTTTAAACCACTTCTAGTATACTGTCCTTTTGTAACTACTTTAAATCCAGCTTTGTCTATTGTTTGCCTCGCAGCCCTTGTAGCCTCTGTTATAGTAAGTGCCTGTGATACTTGATTTTTTAGTATTGAGTGCTTTTCTAAAATTTTTTTATAACCATCAAACTGTGTCTGAGTAAAAGTATAAGTGCCATGTGTTGAACTCATTAGACCTCTTTGCATAATATTTAAAAGTAAATTTTCACACCATGCTGGAGTATAATTCACAACATGGACATACTCTTTACTTTGCTTTTCTAATGCATCTGCTCGAACATACTTTTGTAATGCACTATCTATTTCTGCAAATAGATTACTAATAGCCATTATATAACCACCTTATATAAATCCAGTACTCTTTTTATATGGTCTGGAAAATCAGTATTATTTCTAACTCCAGAAGTTCCTTGATTC